CAATCACCGGATTCGAGGGGCGGGGAAGCCCCGACCGGGTGGACGCGCTGGTCTGGGCGCTGACGGACGGAATGATCCTACCGGCGCGCGGCGCGTTGGCGAAGCCGGGCATCCGGCAGATCTGAATTTGTGACGCAAGGGGCGTTCATCCGCCCTTTTGGGAGCGTTTTCGCACAGGGCGGGTGCGCTCTTTTGACATGGACCAAGGAGACAAGCGGATGGTGTTGGATTTCTTGCGAAGATCGCAACCGGAGGTGCCGGAGGCCAAGGCTTCGGCCACGGGGCGGGTGGTGGCCTGGGCTGGCGCGGGACGTGTGGCGTGGAGCCCGCGCGATACGGTGTCACTGATGAAAACGGGCTTTACCGGCAACCCGGTCGGGTTCCGCTCGGTCAAGCTGATCGCAGAGGCCGCTGCTGCGGTTCCGGTGATCTGCCAGGATCTGGAGCGGCGCTATGAGCTGCATCCGATGCTGAGCCTGCTGGCGCGGCCCAACGGGGCGCAGGGGCGGGCGGAGTTCCTGGAGGCGCTGTTTGCGCAGCTTTTGCTGTCGGGCAATGGCTATGTGGAGGCAGTCAGCCCGGACGGCGCGCTGCCCGGTGAACTGCATGTGCTGCGGTCGGACCGGATGAGCCTTGTTCCCGGTGCCGATGGCTGGCCGGTGGCCTATGACTACGTCGTGGGGACCAAAAAGCACCGGTTCCATGTGCAGGGGCAAAGCCCCATCTGCCATGTGCGCCTGTTCCATCCGCAAGATGATCATTACGGGCTGTCGCCGATGCAGGCGGCGGCGAATGCGCTGGATGTGCATAACAGCGCCTCGCGCTGGTCGAAGGCGTTGCTGGACAACGCGGCGCGGCCATCTGGCGCGATTGTCTATCGTGGCGCGGATGGGGCGGGCACGATGACCGCCGAGCAGTTCGAGCGGCTTCAGGCCGAAATGGAGAGCCACCATCAGGGGGCGCGCAATGCCGGGCGGCCGATGCTGCTGGAGGGCGGTCTGGACTGGAAGCCGATGGGCTTCAGCCCCTCTGACATGGAGTTTCAGAAGACCAAGGACGCCGCCGCGCGGGATATCGCGCTGGCCTTCGGGGTGCCGCCGATGTTGCTGGGGATCCCTGGCGACGCGACCTATGCCAACTACGCCGAGGCGAACCGGGCGTTCTACCGTCTGACGGTGTTGCCGCTTGCCTCCAAGGTGCTGGCGTCGCTGGCGCATTGGCTGGCGGGCTATTCGGGCGAGGTGGCAGAGCTGCGCCCCGATCTCGATCAGGTGCCGGCGCTGGCGGCGGAACGGGATGGGCAGTGGCGCAGGGTGGCCGAGGCCGATTTTCTGACCGCTGCGGAGAAGCGCGCGATGCTGGGGCTGCCGCGACTGGCGGAGGATGAATGAGCGACCGGGGGACGAGCAGCGGGTCGCGCTTTCTCTATGCCCCCTTCGACGCGGCCAATGCCCGGATCGAGGCCAATGAACGCGTTCATGAGGAACGCTGGCAGGCGCTGGAATACCGGCTGAAGGCCATAGAGAGCCTGCTGGACCGGCTGGAACGGCGGCTTTGGCTGGCGGTGTTCGGCGTGGTCAGCGTGGTTCTGGCACAGGGAATAAATGACCTCATTCAGATGAGCTCTGGTGGATAGGAGACTGGAATGTATGAACTTTCCCAAAGTGGATTGGAGACGAAATTTTGCCGTTTCGATGAGGCGCTAACCGTCAGCGACGGCCATGTGATCGAGGGCTATGCAAGCCTGTTCGGGGCCTGTGACCAGGGCGGCGACGTGGTGCAAAAAGGCGCCTATGGCCGCAGCCTGAAGGGGCTGTCGGATCAGGGTCGCCGGGTCAAGATGCTGTGGCAGCACGACCCGTCGCAGCCAATTGGTGTCTGGGACGAGCTTCGCGAAGATGGCAAGGGGCTGTGGGTTCGGGGCCGGATTCTGGATGCGGTGGAAAAGGGGCGCGAGGCTGCTGCGCTGATCGGAGCGGGTGCGATTGACGGGCTGTCGATCGGCTATCGCACGGTGCGCGCAACCAAGGATGACAGGGGCCAGCGGCTTCTGAACGAGGTGGAGCTTTGGGAAGTGTCGCTGGTGACCTTCCCAATGCTGCCGCAGGCGCGGGTGGGTGCCCACAAGGCCGAAGAGGCCAAGGGCGACTTCCTGCATGAACTGGCGACGGTGTTTCAGGACGCCCGCCGCAAACTGGCGGCGCGTTAAGGCCCGCACTTCTCTCAACAATCAGGATGACGTGATGACCGAGACCAAGTCTTCGGGCGGCGGCGCCCCCATGCTCATGGCACAGGACGCAACCGCCGAGGTGAAATCTGCACTGGCCGGATTTCTGAATGAATTCAGCCAGTTTCAGGACGATGTTTCCATCAAGATTCAAAAACAGGAAGAGCGTATCTCCATGCTGAACACCAAGACCATGACCCATCTGCGCCCCGCGCTTTCGGCCTCTGCGAACGAGGGTGCCCCCCACAAGAAGGCCATCGGCGCCTATCTGCGGACCGGTGACGATGACGGCCTGCGCGGGCTGGAACTGGAAGGCAAGGCGCTGAACACTGCGGTGAACGCCGAGGGTGGTTACCTTGTCGATCCGCAGACCGCCGAGCAGATCCAGGGCGTGCTGCGCTCGTCCTCTTCGCTGCGCACCATCGCCAATGTGGTGAATGTCGAGGCGACCTCGTTTGACGTGCTGGTCGACCACACCGATGTGGGTGCGGGCTGGGCCACGGAAACAGCCGCGACCACGGAAACCGACACGCCGCAGATCGAGCGGATTTCGATCCCGCTGCACGAACTTTCGGCGCTGCCCAAGGCGTCTCAGCGGCTGCTGGACGACACCGCGTTCGACATTGAAGGCTGGCTTGCTGGCCGCATCGCCGACAAGTTCGCCCGCGCCGAGGCATCGGCCTTTGTGTCTGGCGACGGGGTGGACAAGCCGACGGGTTTCCTGACGCACTCGACTGTCGATGATGCCAGCTGGACCTGGGGCAACCTGGGCTATGTCATCACCGGCACAGCGGGCGATTTCGCGGCGGTGAACCCGGCTGATGCAGTGGTCGATCTGGTCTATTCGTTGGGCGCGCGCTACCGCGCCAATGCGTCTTTCGTGATGAACTCCAAAACCGCGGGTGCAGTGCGCAAGATGAAGGATGCCGATGGCCGCTTCCTGTGGTCCGACGGTCTGGCCGCTGGCGAGCCCGCGCGCCTGATGGGCTATCCGGTGCTGATCGCCGAGGACATGCCCGACATCGCGACGGACGCCATGGCGATTGCCTTTGGCGATTTCGGGTCCGGCTATACTATCGCCGAACGTCCCGACCTGCGCGTGCTGCGTGACCCGTTCAGCGCCAAGCCGCATGTCCTGTTCTATGCCACCAAGCGCGTCGGCGGGGATGTCAGCGATTTCTCGGCGATCAAACTGCTGAAATTCGGCATCGCCTGATCCCTCGTCAGAGGCACGAGACCCCGTCCCGGTTCCTCGGGGCGGGCGGCATGGGCGGGCCTTTGCGGCCTCCAGCCCTTTTTGACCTCCGCCCGAGCGGTGCGGGGCCCGGCCATGCCATCCCTAGTGAGGCAGTCCTTTGCGGAGAAAAAACAACATGATGATGGTCGAAATGTCTTCGGTGTCCAGTGCCCTTCTGCCGATAACCGAGCTGACCGATCACCTGCGCCTGTCTTCTGGCTTTGCCGATGATGGCAGCCAGGACGCGCAGCTGGAAAGCTGCCTGCGGGCGGCACTGGCCGCGATCGAGGCGAGGATCGGCAAGGCGCTCTTTCGGCGCGGCTTCAGCTGGCATCTGAGCCACTGGCAGTCGGTCACGGCGCAGGTTTTGCCGGTAGCCCCGGTGGCGTCGGTCGATACGGTCAAGCTGGTGTCGCGCGCGGGTGCGGAAACGGTGCTGGATCCGGGCAGCTATTCCTTGCGCGCCGACAGCCACCGCCCGGCCATCGAGGCCGCGAGCAGCCTGCCGAACCCGTCGTCGGGAGGGTCCATCGAGATCGAGTTCACGGCCGGATACGGGCTGGACTGGCACGGCATCCCCGCCGATTTGCGGCAGGCGGTGCTGTTGCAGGCGGCGGAACTCTATGAGGCGCAGGGCACTGGTGAAGCGGGCATGGCCTGCGGTGTCGCGGTGCTGATCGAGCCTTATCGCTCGGTCCGCATGCGGGGGCTGAGCGGA